TATCGTTATTAACGCAACGCAAAATGTCCTAGAAGGGGACACCCTTTTTGATCCCCCCTATAAAAACTATGCTCTTTCTAGTTTGCAGTGATAACGATCTAGTATCAGAAGCGACTTACAAGCGAATAAATTATATTATATTAACGCAACAAGCGAACAGAGGCACAACTTACAAAAAAAATCGCTTATATAGACTTGACACAACTTTGTATTTAAAAGTTCAAAGATATTAGGCTTCGCAATGTAATTAATATTGATTTTATTGAATTAATCTTTAGACCATTTGACAATTAATGGCTTATTATCAGCATTTGAAAGCTGTAATTTTTGTGCATTATCGTTATATTTTCCCAATAATTTTGATGCTTTCCACTTATTTAATTGAACAAATTCTTTAATTAAATGACTTGTTGCAAGATCCCCTTTGCCATTTGCTTTGAAATCTTCAATGGCTTTCTTCAATTCTGTATTACTTTCAGATAATAAAAGCTCAACACCATCCTCTTTAGCTTCATCAAAGAGCTTCTTTAGTTTATCGCTTTTTCTGATTGTCTTTCTAAATCCCTCATATGATAGACCCTTGTCATCTAGTACAGATTTAATTG